GGTGGCACACAGCTCAGGTTTATTAGATACAGATGTACCAGCTGAGCAAAAATTGTATGGATACCATAGGCTAAAAAATCCTTACATTATTTTGGTTGGTGAAGACGGTATTAAATTAGAAAGAATTGATACCTTAGATATTGTAAAAAAGAAGCAAGAACCTGTATTAATAGACAGACATGATTCACACCTAAAACCACCAGAACCGAATAAATGGTAAATCAAGTAACACCATCAGGTATGCCTGGATTAGGACTTATAGAGGCAAAAACAAGTAATCATGGTGGACATTCTCCAGAATTTTGGGCAGAAAGATTAACTGAAAAAATAGTTAGCACTAGCGATAGTGAAGATCCATACATTAAAGAGCAAGCTAGAGCTTATAAAGATATGATATACAAGGTTTGTTTGATTTATATAAAAAATGCGTTAAAATCCTATAAAGCTACTCTGATACAAGACTTTATAAAACAAGGTGATACAGAATTAGCAGATATAATTAAAAGGATTTGATATGGCTATTACATCAACACTAACCACTAGCTTTAAAAAAGAACTTCTTGAAGCTGTGCATAACTTTAAAAACTCTGGCGGAGATACGTTTAAACTAGCTTTATACACAAGCTCTGCTACCCTAGGTGCTACTACCACTGCTTTTACTACGACTGGACAAGCAAGTGGTACTAACTATACATCTGGTGGTAATAATTTAACTAGAGTAGATCCTACTTCAAGTGGCACAACAGGTTTTACTGATTTTGCTGATTTAACTTTTGGTACTGCTACAATTACTGCTAGGGGTTGTATGATTTACAACTCATCTGATAGTAATGCGTCTGTAGCTACAATTGACTTTGGTGGTGATAAAACATCAACCGCAGGAGATTTTACAATAGTTTTTCCAGCAGCAGCAGCCAGTACAGCTATAATTAGAATAGCGTAATCTAGCCTAAGATGGCTAATATTACTGGGTGGGGTCGAGGTGCTTGGGATGAAGGTGCCTGGGGCGAACCTATACCAGTTACACTTACAGCTCCTAGTGCAGCAACCGCAACAGTTAGTGCTGTTGCTATTGATGCTGCTGGTAAATTTGGAATTATTGGTGTTTCTGCTACAGCAGGAGCACCCACAGCAGGTGTCAACGCTCAAGCCATAGCTGTAGCTACCAGTGCGGTGGCGTCTGTTGGTAGCGTTAGTGTAGATGTAGATGGCGAAGCTAATGTAGTAATATCTGGCCTTGCAGGCACGTCTGCCTTAGGATCTACCAGTGTCCACCATAATGCACAATTTCATATAACTGGTGTATCTGCCACTTTATTTACAGGAGCATTAACTACTATAGCCAAAGCAAACGTGTCTTTAACTGGTGTAGAAGCATCTGGATCTGTTAATGATGTTTTGATTTGGTCTAGAATAGATGATACACAAACACCAAATTGGGTAGAGGTAGCTTAACTTTTATAAAAAAACAACCTATAATAAATTTTATCGGAGAAAAATATGGCAACTTATGTAAATGACTTAAGATTAAAAGAAATAGCTACAGGTGATGAATCTGGTACTTGGGGTACCTCCACTAACACAAATTTAGAGCTTATTGCTGAGGCTTTTAGTTTTGGTACAGAAGCAATAACCACTAATGCAGATACACACGCAACTACAATAGCAGACGGATCGACAGACGAAGGTAGAAGTATTTATTTAAAATATACGGGCACGCTTGATAGTGCTTGCACTATTACCCTAGGTCCAAATACTGTATCTAAACTTTGGTTTATTGAAAATGGTACAAGTGGTTCACAAAATATAATTATTTCACAAGGTAGTGGTGCTAATGTAACCATACCACCAGGCGATGTGAAAGCAGTTTATTCAGATGGAGCTGGTTCTGGTGCTGCAATAGTAGATGCTTTTGCCAGTCTAAATGTAGTAGATCTTAAAGTGGAAGATGATCTTTCTGTAACAGATGATGCAACTATAGGTGGTACTTTAGCTGTTACAGGTATTGTTACTTTAACAGATGATCTTATTATTGGTGATGGTAAAACAATAGGATCGGCCTCAGACGTAGATGCTATGACTATTGCTGCGAACGGTGAAATAACATTAACACAAACTATGATTGGCACACAATTTAAGGAAGGATCAAACGTAGTTGCTACTAACGGAAGAGCTATAGCTTTTAGTTTAGTATTTTAGTAATATAGGAGACAATTATGGCAACACCAAATATAGTAAACTCAACCTCCATAAACGGATTTAATGTTTGTGGGGCAGTCACAACCTCAGCAGTAGATATAATAGACGTACCTGCTGATAAATTATATAAAGTAAACACTTTATTAATTTCCAACGTAGACGGTTCTAGTGCAGCAGATATAACTGTATCAGTATCAAACGACAATGGTTCAAACTATTACCACATAGCAAAAACAATCTCTGTACCAGCAGACTCAACATTAACTTTATTATCTACTGATCTTTACTTAGATGAAACAGATTTGTTAAGAGTTCAAGCTAGTGCTAATAGTGATTTAGAGTATGTAGTTTCTGGTGTAATTATAGATGATGCATAAGGAGTTAGAAGATGGCTCACTTTGCAGAACTTGATAGCAATAACGAAGTAATACAAGTAGTTGTAATATCTAATGATGATGTAGCTGCTAATGGTGGAGACTATTCATCACAAGCAGAAACCTTTGTAGCTAATCTAATACCACATTCAGAAAATGGTGTTGCTTGGAAACAAACTTCTTATAATGGTAATCAACGCAAACAATATGCGGGCATAGGATTTACTTACGATGCAGCAAAAGACAAATTTATCTTACCAAAACCCTTTGCTTCTTGGTCGTTAGACTCAAATGATGATTGGCAAGCACCTGTTACTTATCCAAGTGTAGATGAAATTGAGTCTAATCCTTTACTCATTCTTTGGGATGAAACTAATAAAAAATGGTTAGGTAAAACTTATACAGGTGAAAATTTGCAAACTGAAACAGACTACGAGTGGGATGCAAGTGGTCTATCATGGAGCGAGGTTTAAATATGTCAGAAGGTAATGGTGGAATAATTGGACCAGACAATACGGTACAAACAGGTACGCAAAGTGCTGTAATAACTACTTTTAATGCTAGTGGCACTTTAACCACAGCGACTCATACAACATCATTACAATATCTAATTATTGCAGGTGGTGGTGGAGGCGGAGGCCACCCTGTAGCTCCAACATTTACTGTAGGGTCAAGGGGGGGCAATTCTTCTATAGCAGGTACCCCTATTTCAACTGTTCAGTCAAGCGGTGGCGGCGGAGGTGATACAGGTTATTTTACACCTAACCCTGGTAATCAACCTGGAGGATCAGGCGGAGGTGGTGGACGTTACGCTACTGGTACAGGCACTACAGGCCAAGGTTTTGCAGGTGGTAATGGCATAAGAGCAGCACACGGCGGCACAGATTTATCTGGTGGTGGAGGTGGTGCAAGTGAAGTAGGACAAAACCATCAACCTCATAATACACCTGATAGGCATAGTGGAAATGGTGGTGATGGAGTCGCATCATCAATAACAGGATCACCTGTCACAAGAGCTGGTGGCGGTGGCGGTGCAAGTAACTATGTTAATTCTCCAATAAAAACTGGTACTGGAGGTGCTGGAGGCGGTGGTGCTGGAGGAAATGGCCCAGGGACAACTTATCCAGGTGCTAGTGGAACAGCTAACACTGGCGGTGGCGGGGGCGGTTGGAGTGATGGAATAACTGGTTTCCAAAACTTTGGAGGCGGAGGTGGAGCAGGAGGTTATAGATGTTCTGTGCCAGGAGAAAGCTCTGGCGGTGGTGCATCAGCCGAATCTACACTTACTGTTGTAGGTAGCACACCTTACACTATAACTGTAGGAGCAGGAGGCTCAGGAGCAGCAAGTCCATCAAGTACAACAAATGGAGGTTCTGGTGTAGTAATTACCAAAGAACCTGAAGTTAGTTTTATATCAGGAGCATCTGGTATATGGGGTTTAGATGAAGTTTACGACTTTGTTAAAGCAGGCACTTGGCCGTCCTAACAATCCTATCTTTTAAATCATATATAAATTATACTAATCTTCTGTAGGAGAGAAGATGAACTTAAAATACTATTATTGGTACTTTCAATCAGTTATACCAAAAAGAATTTGTGATGAAATAGTAAGATATGGTAAAGAACAAGATAAACAAACAGCTCTCACAGGTAATTCACAAGCTGAAAATCTCAGCGAAACAGACCTTAAAAACATACAAAAGAAACGTAAATCAGACGTGGTTTGGATGTCAGATCGATGGATTTACAAAGAAATACAACCTTATATACATCAAGCTAACGCAAATGCTGGTTGGAATTTTGAATGGGATTGGTCCTC